TGACGTCGGCTTTGAGTTCGACATGCTCGACCGAGCACGGGCCGCCGGCGTAAACGCTCCCGATCCGCTGTCCATGAACGCGGTGCGCGACATGGATGGTGAAATCCGATCTCAGACTCTGGTGCTCAGCCACATGAAGGGCTACACCACAATCAACGGCTTGGGCTGGTCGGACGGACAAGGCCGCGCAAGCCGAGCACCTCTTATTACTAAGGTCAAGCTCGCCCGCGAGTTTAGAAAGCTCCACACAGAAGGTTTAGCCCATGGGGATATTCACTCAGGCAACATAATGGCGAGCGCTGTTAGCAAGAAACCCGCGCTAATCGACTTCGGTTACGCCACTAACTTGGACTCCTACCACCCAGGTCACGGACGCAGCGGCATTAAGAACCTGATGGTTGATCTTAATCGCCTACCTGAGTTCCTCGGGCTACCCGGTAACGGTAAGGAGTTCCGCGCGCGCTACAAGGGAGTCCTCGACAACATCGAAACCCAAGCCACCAACTGGGATATGGGAGTCCAGCGCAGCCAATCATGGGATCGCTTCGAGCTCGGCGTCAAGCGGTACCACGACGCCCTCGAGCGCGAACTGCTTGGGCAAGATGGGTTCAAACTACCCCGCTCCCGCTTCATCAGCGGCGCCGACCAACCCCGCATCCCCGGCCTGACACGCGGCATTCTGACCGCCAACGTCAACACTGCTCAGCGCGAAGTTGCGGAGTTGTTGCTGGCCCGCGGGGACCGCCCCAGTTTCCTCAACCCAATGGCTAAGGGCCTGGGGATCAAGCCAGCGAGCCTGCAGCGCGCCCTTCAACCCGAGCGCGATGCCCGCTTAGCTAAACAGCGCCGCCAACCCTTCGGTACTCCTCTTAAGGGGATGTCTAAAGCCTTCGGCACTCTCGGGTTCTCGACTCCGACAATTCGGACGCGCTCCGGCACACCCAAAGCCCCAGCGCCCAAATCTTTCGTACAAAAGTTCAATTCAGGTGGTGTGCTGCGTTGGGTAACCAAAGCTCCCGCGGCCCCTAAAGCCCCCCGGGCGCCACTCGGCAGCTTGTCCGCGCGGGCGCAAAACATCCTGGATCGTTCCGGCAACGAAGACATGAGTATGGAGGCCGCTATGCGCTTAGCTCGCGCCGAACAGCGCGGTGTTAGCTCTTGGAAAGATTGATCACATTCACCTCAAACATTCGCCAGCAATATATCCAAAGGCACACTATACAAGTCCGAAACAGCAATAAGTTTAGACAAGGCCATCTCCACCTCACCACTCTCAAATCTTGAATACGCTGCCTGGCTAATTCCCAGCTTGTCAGCAACAAACGCCTGCGAATACCCACTACTTTCTCTCAACCCTTTAATACGCCTACAAAGCGTGAGCTGCCTGTAAATCGCCATCCATTTATACGCTGACCGTTTAAGCCTACATATCCGCTGCTCCGCTTGCTCACTCCGCCCTAATCCCTAACATAAAGCGAGCACATGAAGTAACATTCCTGCATGGACTCCTCAGTTCTGCGATACGACTTCGCGCCGATCACAGGCAGCGAAACCACACCCGAGGGCTACCTCCGGGTTTGGTGTCGCGCTGCCCGCACCGGCACTCAGCTTTATCGCCGTGCTGATGGTTCTCAAACTCGCGAATACCGCCCTCCCGAAGAGGTCAGTAGTCCCGAATCTCTCTCCACGTTCGGCATGAAACCCGCAACGTGGGGCCATCCCCCCGTTCTTCTCGACGCCGCCAACACGAAGCAGTTCCAGGTCGGCTACTCCGGTAGCCAGGTCCGGTACAACGACGGCTTCGTCGAGGTCGCCCTTGTCGTAACTGACCAGGACACCATCGAGAAGATCAAGCGCAAGGACGCCACCGAGGTGTCCGCCGGCTACAAAGTCGACTTCGACCCCACCCCCGGCTTCACCCCCGAGGGCGAGGAGTACGCCGGCATCCAGCGCAACATCCGGGTGAACCACATCGCCATTGTCCCCCGCGGCCGGGCTGGCCCGGAGGTACGACTCTTGCTCGATCGCATGGACGCAGCCGACGCTGTAGCCGAGTCTTCCGAGCACGAAATGGCGCCCCAGTCCAGTTCAACTGCATCTCCCGTTATGGCAACCGTCAAACTCGACGGCCTGGAGATCGATCTGCCCGCAGAAGCAGCCAGCGCGGTCCAGTCCTTTTCCCGGGACATGGGGCGCCAACTGCAAGCTCTCACCACCGAGCGCGACGAGCTTGCCACCAAGCTCGACTCTCTGCAGGCCGACTTCGACAACCTGGCCTACGAAAAGGAGGCCGCTGAAGGCCGCGCCGATGCTCTCGAAGAGCAACTGGCCGCCCCCAGCGACACCCGCATCGACACAGCCGAGCTCGACCAACTGGTCGCCGCCCGCCTGGCCACGCTCCAACGCCTCGCCCCCGCCTTTGCCGAGGACTTCAAGTTCGACGGCATCGACGACAGCACCCTCTACGTCCAGGCTTTCGAAAACCTGACCGGTTCTGCCCCCCGCGAAGACGCCGAACCCGCCTACATCCAAGGCGTGGTTGAAGGCGTACTAGCCGCCCGGGCCGACTCCGAGGACGAAGAAGGCGAAGACGCCCCCGAAGGTGACGCACCTGAGGAAGGCGACGAAACCCACGAGGACGCCGCTGACGACCGCACCGACAGCACCGTCGCCCTTCGCGACGCGCTGAAGAGTGCCGGCCGCTCCGCTTCCACCGACTCCGTCTCTGCTTACCGCAGTAAGACGGCCGAAGCCTGGAAGCGTCCCCTCACCGCCACCAAGTAAGGAGTACCTTCCATGGCCGTTTCTTTCACCCCCACCGTCGTCAGCAATCCCGCTGGCGCCCAAGGCAGCTACCCCCTGGAGCTGACCGTTGGTCACGAAGGCATGATTGCCGACCTGCAGGGCTACGTGTCCCGCAGCTACTACAACCAGTCCGACGTCGCGATCCCCTTCGGCTCGCTCGTCGCCACTGACAACTCCCCCTCGAGCAACGACCCCTTCGCTGTTCTGCTGGCCCCCAGCGGTACCGCAGTAGTGGGCCTCGCCGTCGACAGCCTCACCTTCGAGGGCGTCGGTGGCAGCTCTGCCTACACCCCCAACCCCACCAACGTCATTGGTGACGGGTCCCTCCGCGTGGGTTATCCCAACGGACAAGCCATGAACGTCGTCTCCAAAGGCGTCGTTTGGGTGTACAGCACGGCCGCCATCGCCCTCGGTGACGCTGTGCGCTTCTTTGGTGTTGATCACTCGGCCACCGTCACCGGTGCCTATGTGGGTCGCTTCACCAAAACCGCAGTAGCCAACAAAACGTTCGCCATGACTGGTGGCGTGCGCTGGCTGTCTGAAACCTCCGCCGCCGGGCTGGTTCTCCTGGAGATTGACATCCCCGGGATTACCTTCACCGCCGACGTCTGATCACGGAGCCAATCCCCATGACCACCGAAATCCGTAACGACACCGTCGGCATCTTCCTAGCCCGCGAGCTGGAGACCATCCTTGCTCGCGCCTTCGAGGTCGAGTACGCCGACATCAAGTACAGCACCGTCATTCCCGTCTCCTCCGAGGTCGGAACCGGCGCTGATTCCTTCACCTACCGAGTCTTCGACAAGCAAGGCTCTATGAAGGTGATTGGCGACAAAGCCCAAGACCTGCCCCGCGCTGACGTGCTCCGCAAGGAAGTCACCCACCCGGTCCGCAGCCTCGGCGCTTCCTTCGCCTACACCGTCCAGGAAACCCGTGCCGCCGCCATGGTGCCCGGCATGAACCTCGAGCAGCGCCGGGCTAACGCCGTGCGCCGCGCCTACGAGGAGAAAGTGCAGGAGATCGCCTACTTCGGCGATACCCCCTCCGGCATGAAGGGTTTCTTCAACAACAACCAGGTGGACAAGCTGGTGCCGGACCACTGGTTCGACACCGCGGACATCACAACCGACGAGATGCTGCAACTGCTCAACGAGCCCGCCACGCGGATCGTGCAGAACAGCAACATGAAGGAGATGCCCAACACGATGCTGGTGCCTTACAACGCCTACCGCATCATCTCCACCACCCCGCGCAGCACCACTTCCGACACCACGGTGATGGAGTTCTTCCTGCGCACCAACCCGATGATCACCGCCATCGAGCCCATCAACGAGCTCGAGGCCTCCAAGTCCGGCGGCGCCCTGTCGAAGGACCGGGTCATCTGCTACGACCGCAGCCCCGACAAGCTGCAGCTCCACGTCCCCCAGCCGCTCGAGTTCCTGCCGCCCCTGCGTCAGTCCCTTGAGTTCTCCGTTGCCGCCCACGCGCGCATCGGCGGCCTCGCGCTCTACTACCCCAAGAGCGCCATCGTGCTCGAGAAGGCCTGATTCAGGCCCTCAGCATCGCGTTTGTTCTGTTGGCTCTTTCGCTTTTCTGATCATGATTCTCGTTTACCGCCCCGAACTCGAAAGTCCTCCCATGGACAAAGAGTGCACGATTGGTTTCTCCTTCGTGCAATCCAAGGGGCAGCCCGAAAACATCCAAGTGGAGTCCGGTGTCAACCGCGACTTCCCCGAGGACGTATGGGAGAAGATCCAGGATTACGACGTCGTCAAGAACATGCTCAAAGTCGGTGCCCTGCGTATCGAGACCGAGCAGAACCTTGTCCAAGATCTGCCCTCGGCCAATGTCGACACCATCGCCGACATGCCAGTCAACCAAGCCATGCGCCTGGTTGAGGACAGCTTCGACATCGCCCAGCTGCAACGCTGGGAGAAAGGCGAGCAGCGGATTCGCGTCCGCAACTCCATCAGCAAGCGCATATCCGCGATCACCGAGGGTAATGGCTGATGACCGTTCCCACCTCTGTTGAGTTTCTCAACCGCTTCCCCGAGTTCGGCGAGCTTTCACTCTCCGTAATCGATCGGTGTCTCGCAGAGGCTGGCCGGGTAACTGCTTCCTCCGTGTGGCGTACAACCCACACCGAGGCCGTCAGCTACCTGACCGCACACATACTCGCCACCCGCGTAATGCAGGTGGGCCTCCAAGTTGGTGCTCAGTCTGGCCAGCCCTTGGGCACCGGACCGGACGCCAGCCTCTACGGCCAGGAGTATGAGCGGCTCAAAGGCACCCTGCCCATCTCAGGTTTCGCGCTGTAACCATGGCCATTCCTGCCTCGACTATCCGCAACTACGCCCCCTGGGGCAATGCACAGCTGTCATTCGAGGTTGGCGGCCCTGTACTCAGCACCGATCCCACGACCGGTAACCAAGTGCAGACCATCGAGTGCGTCGAATACCTGGCCGCGCTGAACATCCAGGCCCCCGCCTGGAACGGCCAACCAGGTGTCGACAACTCGACCTACGCCTGCACCGGTCGCCTGCTCAACCCGCCCCGTTTAGATCCTCGGATCACCAACGGCAGCCAGGCGGAAGCCATCATCAACGGATACCACGGCCGTTTCGAGGTCGTTTTCGATCTCGCAATGGACACCGCGGTCTACCGCGACATCCGTCAGTCCCTCCAAGGCACATTCCGCGTCATTGGAGGCCCGATCGATGGCTAACCGCCCCCTCGACGCCCAACTCAAAGCCGCTACCGCGAAAGCGACCCAGCAGCTCTCCCGTTGGCTCGACACCCGCTTCACCGCGGAAATCTCCGCACCCAAATGGGACTACCCAACCCCACCACAGGTGCGCGACATCGTGGACACCGGCCGCCTCCGCGCCAGCCAGACACGCACCGTCAACCCTGACGGCTCCGTGACCTTCACCTGGCCTGTCGAATACGCAGCCCAAGTCCACGAGGGCGGAGTAAGCCCCACCGGCCTCCGCTTCCCCGGCCGCCCCTGGACAAAGGTCCCCCTCGAGGAGGCCCCCGCCCAGTTCGACCGTTTCCTGCGCACCGCGCTAAGCGCTGAGCAGCGATGACGATCTCAACGGCCTGCCCCAGTGT